AACAACTGTAGGATCAGGAGCTGGTAATACAATTGTTGTATGTGGCGCAACAGTTACAATTGGTAGATGTGGTGGTACAGTTGCTCTTGCATCAGGTGCTAGTCAGACAGGTTTTGGAAGAACAGGAACTGTGGATTGGCAAACAGGATCTATTAAGACAGCCACTTTTACAGCTGTAAGTGGACAAGGATTTTTTGCAGATACAACAAGTGGTGTTTTCAATATGAATTTGCCAGCAGGTTCTGCTGGTTCGATTGTATCCGTACAAGATTATAATAACACTTTTGATAATAATAATTTAACAATTATACCAAATGGTTCTCAAAAAATTAATGGTGGGGGTGGTAACTTAATTTTATCAACTGAAGGACAAGGTGTAACTTTTATCTATATTGATACAACAGTAGGATGGAGATCAGTTCAAGATAATACTTTTTCACAACAAGCACAAAGTTTTATATCGGCAACAGGTGGAACTGTAGCAACTTGTGGTGATTTTAAAATGCACAAATTTACAGGACCAGGCACATTTTGTGTTTCATCAGGAAGTGGTCCTGTTGCACTTGCAGATTATTTTGTAGTAGCTGGTGGTGGATCAGGTGGTGGTGGAGCTTCACACGGCGGCGGTGGCGGCGGTGGTGGTGTAAGAGTAAGTAATACTTTAGGATGTATACCAGCACCTAGTATGCCAGGAAACACTGTAACGTCTGCCCCTGATGCAATACAAATAAATCCAGGAGCTATTCCAGTAACAGTAGGAGGAGGCGGTGCAGCAACACCAACTAGTAATCCAGGTAGCACTGCTAATAGAGGATCAAATTCAATATTTTCAACAATAACTTCCACTGGTGGTGGAGGTGGAAATCCATCTGGTGGCGGTGTAGTAGGAGGACCTGCAGCCCCAGTTTGTTCACAAAATAGAGGTGGATCTGGTGGTGGAGGTGGTGGACCTCCTGGTAACGCTGATACTACAGGTCAAGGTGGTTTAGGAAATACTCCTCCAGTAAGTCCACCTCAAGGAAATCCAGGTGGTAATGCAAATTATAGTGGACCAAACTACGGCTCAGGTGGTGGCGGTGGAGCAGGTGGTTCAGGTTCAGGAGGAAGTAGCACCACTGGAGGTGCTGGTGGTGGCGGAGCTTTTGTTAATCCAATTTTTGCACCAGGATGTGCGGGGACTCCAGGTCCCGCATCAGGAAGATATTTTGCTGGTGGTGGAGGAGGTTCATCATTTAATGGTGGCAGTCCAGGTTCAGGTGGAGACGGTGGTGGTGGTACGGGGGCGACTGCTCCATCGGTAGGAACTGCAGGAACAACAAACACTGGTGGCGGTGGAGGTGGAGGTTCTCTTGGACCACCCGCTCCATCTTATGTACAAGGAGCTGGTGGAGCTGGTGGATCAGGTTATGTTTTAATAAGGTATAAATTTCAATAGGTAAATTATGAGTGAAATAAAAGTAAATAAAATTAGTCCACGATCCGGAACAACGGTAACACTAGGTGATAGTGG